AAATATGCAATGTTTATTTTGCAATAAAACTTATGCAAATAAATTTACATTAACAAGACACTTAAATACATCTAAATGTAATAAAGAACAATATGAAAGAAACAAACAAATAGAATTATTACAAAAACAAATAGATGAATTAAAAGAACAAAAAACACAACCACAAATACTTTTACAACCACCACAACTACAACCACAACAACAACCACAACAAATAATAAATCAAATAGAACAACAAACTATTAATAATATAAATAATAATTTAACAATTAATAATATAACAATAATTCAACATATAAATCCTTCTGGATATGAAACATTACCAACTAATATAAGTAAGCAAGAAATGCTTAGATTATTAAATTTAGGAGATGAAGGAGTAATTGATATAGTTAAACTTGTATGCGAACAAGATGAAAATAAAAACTTCTATAAATTAAATATGAATAAAAATAATATTTCATATCTAAATAATAATTATAAAATAGATATATGTCAGGATAAAGAATTAAAAGATAAATTATTAAAACAATGTGTGATTCTTACTTATAAAATGCTAATAACTTGTAGTCCTACAATGTCATCAGAAGAAATTTGTAGAATTAACTCTAATTTACAAAATATATCTGAAAAAATGAAAGCAGAAATATATGATAATGGATTAAGAAATATTATAGAATATGAATTACGAAATAATAGTAAAGTTACCAAAGATAAAATAATTAAATATACAAAAGAAATTAGTACTAATCCAGAAACAAAAGAACAAGCACAAATTAATTACGGTAAAGTATTACAAATAAAACAAGATACATATAAAAATAAATTACCTGCAATTACATTATATGAAATTAATAGTAAATTAGGTAATCCTGTTATATCTCCAGAATTAGAGTTTGAATTTACTTTTAATGATTTCAATACCAAACGTTACGAATATACAACATATAGTAAATATTGGATAAAGAGAATAAAAGACGAAGATAAATATATAAAGTCTCATCCTAATAAAACTATAGGTGATATTATGTCTTATGAAAATAGAAAAGTAGATATTAATAATAATATTGAAAAAATGAAAATTATGAATGATAAAATGAGAGAGTATGATGAACATAATAATATATTAATAACAAGTGATAATTTTAGAGTTGAAATAGCTACTGACTATATTATTGAAAATAATAGATTAAATATAAATAATAATATATAAATAATAATAATATTTATATAAAAATATAAGTAATACTAAGAGATAAACCTATATTATAAATAGATAAAACATATTTACACATTTTAATAAAAATAAATAAAAATATACATTTAAATAACATATATTTTACATTATAAAAATTTTCTTCACATTTATTGTGAAAATAAAATTATTTTCACATTATTTATTTATTGATATTTTTTATATTTAGTATATAATAATAATAATATTCACATTTATCTAGTCGGGAGGGAGGGGAGGGGAGAGAAGAGAGAAGAAAAAATAATTTTAAAATATAATTTTAAATAATTTTTATAATAAAGATTTTGAAAATAGTTAAACTTAAAAATTATCCCATTTTAAATCTTCAAGGGTGTAAAGATGATGTAAAGCTTTACATATATATAATAAAACTATGTAACCGTATATGAATTTGGTATTATTTCAAGAATTATACAAGAACATTCTTCTATTCCCGATTTATGATTTCCATATAATTCTTTGTTTGGAGGCAATATACTAAAACTATTATTATTAAAATCTTCAATAATATACCATTGAAAATCTTGTTCATTATAGTTAAAACGTGTGATTTTAAACAAAATATCTAATTCATCTTCTAGATTATTAATCCTTTCGATATTAATATATCCAGAATAATCATAATTATTTGTTTCATACTCATATTTAATTAATATTTTTAATCTTTCTTCTAAATTGGTTAATAAATCATTAAATAATTTTTTTTTTAATTCATCATCAACAATAATATTATTAAGCTCATATAATGTTATTTCATCCTCATCATTATGATATCTAGGTAATATAAATTTTGGTTTAATAAGTATTGAAGGCATTGTTTATAATAATATGTTTTAGTATTTATTTTCTTATTTTTTTTATTTCAATTTTATAATTTTTATAATTAGTATAACTTAAAAAATAAGTAAATATAAGTAAATATAAGTAAATATAATTAAATATAATTAAATAAAAATATTAATATAAAATGGATACATCTAATATAAAAATTGAAAAAATAAATAAGAAAAAAGTAAAACATAATATTAGTAATACACAAACTATAATGAGTAATGGTATTACATTAAATGAAATTATGAATTCTTTAGAAGATAATGAAGAAGATAATGAAGAAGATAATGAAGAAATTAAAGAGTCTGAAGAACAGAAAACAAAAAAAACTTCTATAAAATTAAAATTTAAAAATAAAAAAATATCTAAACCAGAAATATTACCTACACAAGAAATAATACCTACTTTAATTGAAATTAAAAATTGTGATGGTTTAGAATATTTGAATACAATTGAAAATAATTCTATTGATTTAATTTTGACAGACCCACCATATATTATATCTAAAGACACAGGTATGGATAAACACTATAATATGGTTAAAGAAAATGAAACCAATAATATTGAATATATTAAAACTGAAGCAGAATGGGAGGAATATAAAGAAGAGCACGATAATATAGTAGATGATGATAAAAAAGAAAATTATATGAAATATGGTTCTATCTATGGTAAAAAGTATTGTGTTAAAACGCAATATGGTGATTGGGATAGTGAATTTACAATGAAAACATTAACAAATTTTGTCAAAGAATATTATAAAAAGTTGAAAAAAGGAGGAACCCTAATTATATGGTTTGACTTATGGAAAATAGGAGAATTAAAAAAAATTATGGAAGACTCTAATTTCAAACAAATTAGGTTTATTGAATGGATTAAAACTAATCCACAACCATTAAATAGTAAAACTAACTATCTAACAAATTGTAGGGAAATAGCATTATTAGGTGTTAAAGGCGGTTCCCCAACATTTAATAGTTCATATGATAAAGGTATATATGAATTTCCTCTACAAGGAGGTAAAAATAGGTTTCATCCTACTCAAAAGAGTCTAGCATTATTTGAAGCCATAATAAAAAAACATTCTAATGATAATGATGTTGTTATGGATACATTTTTAGGTGGTGGTACAACTGCAATTGCTTGTAAAAAAATAAATAGAAAATTTAAAGGATGTGAAATATCTAAAGAATATTTTGATAAAGTTAATGAAATTATAAGTAAAGTTTAAGTTTCAATATGTATTTTCATTATTTTTTTTTAGTATTTGCATTTAGTATTGTTTTAGTATTTGCATTTAGTATTGTTTTAGTATTTATAATTATTAGTTTTTATTTTTTATTTTTACCTAAAATTATTTTAACTTGTTTCATAAATTCAATAGGGTCATACCAATATGTGCCTTTTAATGCATTTACATCTTCAAAATTAATAGTGTCATTACCTTCAATAAAATCAATACCAAATATACTCAAAGATGGAATATTGGATGCACTATATCGTTTAGATGTTTCTTTAGTCTTTTTTTCAACTTGTCTTTTTTGACAATTACAATGGCGACATAGAGATTGGAAATCATCTAAAGTCTGTGTTTTTGCATCTAATACACGAAGGTCATTATATAATCCATTTTTATGGTCACATTGTAATTCCGAATTTGAACCACAATTTACACAAGGTATTTTTTTATAATAATCTAAAATATCTTTTCTAATAGGATGAGTTGATTCTTCACTTTTTATTCCAAATATTTTGAAATAATAAACTTGATTATTACCTTTTATAATATTACAATTAGTTCTAAAATCTTCTTCTATAATTTTTGCTTCTGTTTCTGTTGTTTTCCAAGGTATATTTATTTCTGTACCATTAGATTTCATAGTAGCAAATTTATAAATTGATGTTTTTATTGCAGAATTTCTACACCAATCACCACCATTTTTGAAAAATAATAATGCATATTCTCCTATAAACTCATCTTTATTAACAAAACGAGTTGTTTTTGTATTTTCATCATATTCACCTAATTTTTTAAATAATTCCATTTTTGATAGTTTAGGTGCTTTAGATTCTTTAGGTGTTTTTGGTTCTTTAGGTGTTTTTGATTCTTTAGGTGTTTTAATAAGTTTAATTGTGTTAGTAGATGTTGCCATTTTTATTAATAAAATAATATAGTACATTAAATTTTATATCTAGAATGATATATATTTTTATTTCAATTTTTATTTTAGTTTTATTTTATTTATTATATTTATTTTTATAATTAGTATAACTTAAAAAATAAAAACAAGACAGACAAATAAAAAAAACTAAAAAACTAATTAGCCCATAATGGATTAGGTGCATCGCCATTTAGATAATTTTTATAATAAAATTCGTAAATATACTCAATAAACAGTGTTTTTTCATCTTGTGATAAATCATCAAATTGTAAATTATTTACGGTTAAATTAGATTTATCTATAGTATTATTATATTTAAAATATTCATTTAGTTTATCTAGAATACTATTTATAACAATATCATTATTTGTGGATACAACAGAAAAATGTATCTTCATCCAGATATGTAAATCATATCCATATTTTTTTTTTACTATTTCAAATTTTCTTTCATCACTTAAAATATCATTTGATGCAAGATTAATAATATCCATTTTTATTTATATGAAGACAAGACAATATAAAATAATTAGTATGTGTATCTAGATATATATTACTTAATATTTATATATTTTATAAATATATATTTTTATAATTCAATTTTTTAACCATTTCAAATATTTCAACTAAAAAATATAAAAATAAAAAATAAAAATATAAAATATAAAAAATTTAATGATGCCATTTGGTTTGTGCTTTAAATAAACGTTTTTCAGTTATCTTATGATTATATAAATTATGTAAATTTTTACCATATAAAAGTTGGATTGGTTGTAGTCCAAATAGAAAATCTGTAAAATCCGGATGTCTTAATATATATGGAAATTTACCAGGTTCATATATTATCATTGCTGATGTTAGATTTAAATCCCAAGAACTATTTAATACGCTATGTATTGAATTTGCTTTAACACAAGTACTCTGTATAGGTTGAGGAATTATATGTGTAGGATTATGATAACCAAGAAGGTTACTTTGATTACGTTCAAAATCATATTCGTCTATAAGAGATATATACATTGTATCACAATCTACATCATCAATTGAAATATTAAAACACGAATAACCAATTGAATTTAAAATTTCTAAAAATGTAATTGTAACATAAGAGCCATAAATTGTAGCTATATCTACATTAGTAAATTTATTAAAATTAATATGAAGAATATCTCTTATTTTTATTATATTAGGATGATTTATAACTAAATTATCTAGTGCTTGCATTACAACAATTTTATTATTAAGTAATAATTCAATATATATTTCATTTGTAGGAGAATGTATTAATTGATTTCCTAAATCTGGATTAATCATTAACATATAATTAATAAAATAAGTATATGGTTGATATATATTATTCGATATTGTTTCCAGTATTGTTTCCGGTATTGTTTCCGGTATTTTTTCCGGTATTATTTCTGGTATAGTTTCTGGTATAGTTTCCGGTATTGTTTCTATAACTGAAATTTCATATTCTTTTTTTTTATCGCATTTAACAACAATTTCATTAACTAAATCATTAACTAAAACATAAATATATTTTTTTATATTTTCTCTTTCAACACGTTTTGCTTCTTCTGCTACACGTTTTGCTTCTTCTGCTACACGTTTTGCTTCTTCTGCTACACGTTTTGCTTCTTCTGCTATACGTTTTGCTTCTTCTTCTGCTATACGTTTTGCTTCTTTTTCTTTCAGTTTTGCTTCTTTTTCTTTCAGTTTTGCTTCTTTTTCTTTCAGTTTTGCTTCTTTTTCTTTC